TGACGCAACTCAATACAATAGACAACGCCGAGGGCCGTCCTCTTTGTCTGGTGCAGAGGGTTTCCGATCTAACTATGACCGAGTAGAATTGCTCAAGCGTTCTAGGGACTTGGCAGAGAATGTTGGCTTGGTGCGTGGCCTATTGATGAAGTTTGCAAGTCATTGTGCGGGGAACATCTCTTATCAAGCCAGAACAGAAAGCCCCAAGGTCAATAGCGATGTTGAGGCTTATTGGAATGAATGGTGGGACAAGTGCGATTTGTCTGGAAGGAATACTGGCTCGTTCCTAATGCAAATCGCTATGATGTCGATGCTCCGAGATGGCGATTTCCTTTTTGTTTTAGTCCGTGACCAGCAAGGCAATTTAAGACTACAAGGCATTGAGGCAGATAGACTCGGTGACCCAAATAGAACTTACACAAGCCTTAATCTTATTAGCGGAATCCACGTTGACCAAGAAACCGGCTCGCCAGTTGGATACGACATTTACCTTCGCACTTATGGCAACGCTTATATTTTCCAAACAACCGTACCGGCAAGCCAAGCGTTTCACTTATATGACCCGCTTCGCATTGACCAGTATCGGGGAATCTCTGCTTTCCACACAGCAATCAATGATTGCGTGGACATCTATGAGATTATCGCTTCAGAGAAGATGGCCGCTAAATATGCCAGCTCACAAGCTGGAATCGTAAAGCGGAATAATAATAACGCCTCTGATCTTTCCTCGCTAACCAATGACCTCAACGCAGACAATCAAGGAATCAAACTAGAAACCATTGAACCGGGCAAAGTCAGCTATCTTGAAGTCAATGAAGATATTATTTTTCCAGATGGGCCGAGCCGTCCCTCTGGTGCGTTTGCAGAGTTTCACAAGATTCTTTTGCGAAACATTTGTATGGGTGTGGGCATTCCTTATAGCTTTGCCGTAGACCCATCCTCAATGTCTGGCCCGACAGCTAGACTTGAAATGCAACAAGCTGGACGCACTTTCCGCAGATATCAGAAGCTCCTAGAGGATAGGGTTCTTCGTCCCCTCAAGAACATTGTAATTGCAGACGGAGTTGCGAGGGGGTTGATTGCAAACAACCTTGGAAGCAAAAGCACCAAGGGAGTTTTCAATTTCGGTGCGAATGTCTCTATCGACCTTGGCCGTGAATCAGTAGCAAACATCGCAGAGTTCAAAGCCGGCCTAACCACGGCAAGCTCAATTTACGCAGAGAAGGGATTGGACTTTGAGAGTTCGATGAGGCAGAGGGCATTGGAGGCCAAGCTAGTTAAAGATTTGGCAGAACAATACGGAGTAAGCCCAGATACAATTTCTGATATTAACAAGCCAATTCAAGCCCCTGCATTCGGCTCGCCAGCACCAGAGCAAATGCAAGATGAGGCACAAGATGAGAACGCAGTTGTTGTTGTTCCTCCCATTAAAGAACAAGACACAGCAAGCCGAACAACTGGAAGCGATGGGGATATTGATGTTGGAGAGGAGCGTGAGCCTACCGAAAAAGGGGCAACCGAGGATACGCAGAAGATTGGTGGAAAGCAGATTGATAACAACCTTGAGGAACTTTCAAGACTAGATAACAAAAGCGTTAAAATGCTTATTAATGGAATACTCAATGCTTGTGAGCTGGGTAAATATTCCGACATTGACTTTACGCCCCCACAAGGAGCTAGAGATGCCGCTAAACGAGCCTTGGAAGTTCGAGGCGAAAAACCAGCAAGCCAGAGGGGAATGACCTCTGTGGGTATCGCTAGGGCTAGAGATTTGATTGCTGGTAAAACCTTATCGCCAGACACAATCCGAAGGATGCACTCTTTCTTTAGCCGTCACGAAGTCGATAAGAAGGGCGAGGGCTGGGACGATAAGGGCAAGGGATGGCAAGCGTGGAATGGATGGGGTGGTGACGCAGGATTTTCTTGGGTCAAGAAACTCATCAAACAAATGGATAGCCGAGATGAAAAGCTCGAAGAACCAGCTTCTTGCCCAATCGCAACGCAAGACATCAAAACCAATTTAGCCAATAGACAGAACGCCGTGGACGATGCAAACTACGGCCCAGCCAACCCAAACGAACCAAACGAGGACTATTGGAAGGCAAAGGCAGACGAGTTCCAAGGCGATGTAGCAACGGCAAAGAAAATGCGTTGCGGTAATTGTGCGGCCTTTAATCAAACCAGCAAACTTCTAAATTGCATAAAAGGCGGGATAGGGATTGATGCTGATGAGGTTGCGGTGGCTGGCGACCTTGGATATTGCGAGATTTTTGATTTTAAGTGTGCGGCTAAACGCACTTGCGATGCTTGGATTGTTGGTGGCCCGATTAAAGACAAGACCAAGTAATTGACAAACTAGGAAGGTGATTATGGAAAACGCCAACGGCGAGACAATTCTTACAACCTTACTGACCTATCAAAATCAGTATAAGATATTTCATTGGCAGACAAGGAGTTATAGCCAGCACAAGAGCTTTGGGGAAATCTACGAGTCTCTCACAGAGAACATTGACGAATTTGTTGAAACCTTTATGGGCAAATATGGCAGAATCATCTCTGCCTCTACCTTTGACTTTAGCCTAGATAACTACTCCGAAGGATTTGCGGAATACAACGATGAGTTTATTTCTTTCCTTTCTGATGAACTACCGGGTTATCTGAACGAAGGTGACACGGACTTGCTCAATATCCGAGATGAGATTCTTGGTAATGTGAACCAACTCAAATACCTATTAACCCTAATTTAATTATATGCCCTTACTCACACCAGAAAAAGGCGAGAAAACAAAAGACTTTGTTGGTCGTTTTATGGGACACACAACCGCCGTGAAAGACTTTCCAGACACCAAGCAAAGGGCGGCAGTTGCCTACCAGACCTATCGTGATTCCAAGAAGAAGCAACGAAAAGAAGCTAGGCTTGAAGAAGATTCTACGGTTATCCCTAATGTGTATATCTTGAGCCAAGGTGAAGCCAGAGGCCACGACCTATTCATTGATAAGACCTCTATTGAGAAGGCTTACGAGCTAATGTCTCAAGCTCCCAATGGCGTGAAGGTTAAGATGAATCACGGCTCTGGATTAGAGGCAGTTTTGGGATTTGCTCGTAATCCTCGCATTGAAGGGGACAAGCTATTGGCCGATCTTCACCTGCTTAAAAGCTCCCCTCATTATGGCCTAGTTAAAGAGATGGCAAACGAAGCCCCCGACCAGTTTGGTGTGAGCCTTGCCTTCTTAAACGAGTCTGAAACTATTGGAGGCAAGGACTACATTCGCCCCCAGAGGATTGAATCTGCCGACCTAGTTTCTAGCCCCGCAAGCAACGAGAAGTTTAGAGACTTTCAAAGCAAAGATGTTGAGATGCTTGTTTTCGCAGTTGGAACAAAGTTCCGATGCTGGGAAGGTTACAAACCAGCAAAGGGAGTTCCGGCATACGAATCCGGTTCTTGCGTAAAAGCAGAATCAAAATTGGCATATAATGCGGGAGGCGTGAGCATCCCTGCCGATACACAAGCCGTTGTGGAACACGACCCAATACTTGACAATAAGGAGAATAAAAATATGGATAAGAAATATATGGACGAATTGAGCGAGCTTAAAGCCCGCCTAGAGGCTCTCGAAGCCGCTATGAAACCCGCAGACGAAGCCGCAGACCAAGCTGAAGATAAGGCTGAAGGTGCGCCAGTTGCCGATGTTCCTTCCCCCGAAGATAAGGTGAAGAAGGATGACACGCAGATGGCCGAGAAACTGAAAGCAGTTCTCACAGAGTTTGGCATTAAGCCCATCTCTGCTTCACCGGTTGTTGAAGCCCCTGCAAAGGTTGAACCCAAAACTTTTGAAGAACTCGTAGCCGCCCATAGCGATTACGGAACTTCAAAGCTCAAGGCTATGCAAGCCGTGATGCTATCTAACCCAACTGAATATGCCGAGGCAAAAAGCCGTGGCATTATCAAAATCTAACAAAAGGATAAACTAAAATGTCTACTCAAGTTGATAATGTTTTCCGTACATTCGGAACGGCCTCTGCTGTTTCGGCTTATCGGTTCGTTACCCCCGACACCACCACGGCGGGTTTCGTAAATGTTGCTGTTTCTGGTGCTAACAAAACCATCGGAGTAACTCAAGAAGATGCTCCCGCTGGTGGCTTCGTGACCGTCAAGATGCTTCACCCAACCTTCTTCGCAACCGTCTCTGGTACGGTGGCAGTTGGCAACACGGTGTTCTTCGATGCGGCTGGCCAAGTAACCACGCTTGCGGCTAACCTCTCGACTGCTGGAATCGCTCTTGAAGCGGCCACGGCAACATCGGCGGTTATCGAAATCGCAGTTCCATTGTTCTAAACAATAGTAACAACAAACAAAGAAAGAATATAATATAAAATGAGCTTTATTTCTGGTGGCACGACCATTCGTGCAGACATCAACCAAGCGTTGATTGAAGCCCCCGCACAGATCGGTATGATCGGTGCAGACATTATGCCTCTCCTGCCAGTATCGGCAAAGAGTGGTGTTTACCTCAAGGTGCAGACGGCTGATGCTGACCTCTTGAACGCCGATGCGGCCAAGCGGAATGCTGGTTCTGAATACGCTCGTGCGGTTCGGAAATTCACTTCTGATACCTACGATTGTATTGAAACCGGCTTGGAAGAATTGTTGGACGATTCCTTCCGTTCGGATGCTTCACGCTTCTTTGCAATCGAGGCAGAAACAGCGAAGTTCTTGCTCCGTCAGGTCAAGCTCTCCCACGAAAAGCGGGTGGCTGACTTGCTCTGGGCAACAACGACTCCCTTCACCACGGCTGATTTAAGCCCTACGGCCAACTACACCGAAGCTAACCTTGCGACCATCAACGCCCCTGCGGATGTTGCGGCTGGCAAATTGGCGCTAAACAAGCTGGGTTACGAGGCCAATGCGGT